AAATACTCATCAGACAACATGTCTTCATATATTTTTGAAGCATAACTAGTTCTTTGCTTTATAGATTCAGGATCTTGAGCATAAGCTTTAATATCATAAGATTTTGATGATATACCATTTACTACTATATCTACAAATTTAGATAATATAGGAACTGGTTTCCAGTCTAAATTTAAATAAGATAAATCTCCATTTATAGCTAATTCATCTTTATATTTTTGTATTGATTGTTCGCCTCTAGCATAGGATCTTAACTGATGAAAATTATTCCAATTAGTTAAATATCTATTACCACTAGTTCTTCCTTGTGAAAACCATTCTTGTTCTATAGCTTGTGCAACTTGCTCACCATATTTTAAACTAGCTTTTTCTGCATCACTTACAACTTGACTTGGAAAAGGACTATTAGTATTAGTATATATATTCATTTAATCTATAATTTTTGATTTAGCACCGTGGTTATTATATTTTTTTATACCTAAATCCACTGGTTCTAATTTTCTTTTAACTGCTGGAGTATATCTATGCTTATTACAAGCCATTAATGCTAATCCAGAACTAATAGAAGCATCATGTGTTGTTCTATTGTTTATATTGAATTTTGCCCAGTCTTCTAATGTTCTTTGAAAATACATATCACCATATCCAGTTTCTTTTAATCCTACGAAATGTTCTATATATGTTTCAATAGCAGCTGCATGAGCTTGTTTTATATCTTCACTAGAATTAGGTATACCACCTATTTCTCTTTCTGTAACTGATAATTTATTTCTTCTTTTATCAGGACGATTCATTGCATAACCTCTATAACCTCTACGTTTAAAATAATAAAGTAATCTAGGTTTATTATTTTCAGCAAGTATTGGCATACCATAAAAAACACAAGCCATTAACACATCTTCAAAAAATATTTCAGCAGTTTGAGGTCTAGCTATATATTCTAAGAAAAAATGATTAGGTGGATGATTTTCCATGCTAAATTTAGTTAAACCATGTAAAGATCCATTAGAACCTCTTTTATCTACAGTTCCTGATATATCATATGGATCACATCCAAATGCTCCCATATGTTCATTACCTGGATAATTTATACCATTTTTATTATATCTTCTATTTTGTAAAGATATATCTGGTATCCATGTAATATAAAATCTTCCATTATTGTTAGGAACAAAAATAACTTTTGTGTCTTGTTCCCCGTTTTCCCATTGAAAATTACCTCTAGTTACATTTATGCTATTTTTTAAATCTTCATTAAAATCTATTTGTTCATAGATTTTTGTTAGATTAAATAAAGATTGTTTTGATTCATCTCTAAAAGCATGTTTAGTAGTTCTTGGAAATTGTCTATAAAATTCATTTAAACCGTCTTGATCACCTTTTAATCCCTCTACTTCATTGTCCCAATACTCTATTACGCCTTGTGTAATTTTAACTCCATGTGGGTCTTCAACTGGTTTTGACGGTGTATTGAATACAGGTAATCCATAAGAATTAATGTATCCTTCGTAATTCCATTCCATAGGTATGAACAGACTATATAATCCTGAACGAGTCTGTCCGTTGCTGTTTCTTTTTGTAACATCGGAATCATCATATAATTTTTTAAAGTTTCTACCACCTTTATCTAATGCGTTAGATGTTGAACCCATCATGCATTTACCAATAATTCTACTACCTAATCTTAATGTGGTTTTCGTGACCCTCCAGTTGTTGAGGATGTTGTTGGGCTTTTCCCACTTACCCGACTCGTCGTGAACGAGAAGTTTGAGTTTCTCACCGTCATAGGAGTTGTCACCGGTATTTTTCCAGTCGATGGTGGTGTCAAGACCCTTGAGTTCCTGTTCCAAGGTTTCGTCGGTGGTAGAGGCGGTAAGTTTACGACGGGTGTACTTGGTTGCGGGGACACGGTAGGCAAGCTCGGTCTTTGGACGGTCCATTCCATCCTGGGTCGGTTTGAAAAAGAGGGATAATTAACCGATATGGGTACCACCTTATCTGTGAACATCTTCTTTGCATCAGGACCGGACTTGGATAATATACCATACCTACTGTCACTTGATATGGTTGCCAAGTTAACCACCTCTCCTGAGGCCATGAAAGAAAACCCGGAACGCCTGTTCTTAAGGTAACACATCCCATAGGATCGTGGATCTGCCTTACAAGCTTCCCAGAAAATAAAGAATAATCTATTTGATTCTCTAAAAGTCTGGTGCCCCAACGTCAATTTTACTCCACTGCAAGTACATGTAATGAGTCCCAGTAATATAAGTAGGAACGTCTTTGTTATAAAACCAAAAACCTTCTTCCCTAACTGTAAACTCGTTATCAATGTAATCATACCATCTTTCCTTAAAATCTTCTGGATATTGTTTAAAATCATAAACACTTTTTATTTTACTTAGTACTTTAGGATATTCAAACTTAGTCCATTTTTTATTTTTAAACTTATGTATATNTTTAGGTGCTTTAGGTAAAGCTATTTTAAGATTTTGTATTTCATATATCTCACCAATTTGACCCGTCTTAGATATAACAACTAAATCATGTTCCTTATTATATCCATATTGCCACTTTTTTGATTTATTTAATCTTTTTAAAGTGTTTATTTTAACAGGTTCTATTATTTGGTATAAATCTTGACTATACATTACTTAGATCTTCTTTCAGCAAACCCAGAAAAAGTTTTTGTTTTCTCTTCTTCTTTTGGTTTATTTTCTAATATATTTTCCTCGTCTTGTATTCTAGTTAGTATTTCAAAAGCATCGAATATTGCTAGCTTTTTAGTAGCAGCTGCATTTTTTAATCTATCAGCTGTTATATCATCTCCACTATCTACTATTGGTTCTTTTGCTACTTTTACTAGTTCTTCTACAGCTTTATAACCAGCTTGGATTATATTCTTTTTCCTCTCCTTGATATTCATACTTAATAGTTAAATTTTTAGATCTAACTCTATATAATCTTTCACCATTAATTATAAACTCGTATTCACTACTAGGTGTAAAACCTACTAGATCACCTTTTTTTAATTGATTATTGGTATCGTCTAAATATACTAAAACACCGACTAAAGGTTGTTCTTTATCTAAACTAAATATATCATTAGATTCAATTGGTTTTACAAATGAATAACCCTCAACAGGTTTCCATTTGTCTTTTCTTTTATAAGCAAATATTTGATCAAACGTACATAAATAGCTATTGTCATCTATATAACCTTTACTATTTTTTTCTTCACCTCTTATATTATACCATCTTCTGAATATATTATGGTGAACAACAACTTGATCTCCTATTTCTATATCTGTTTTACCAATTAGTGGTAGTGATTTAACAACACCTATTCTGTTAACATATTGATGGTGAGCTATCTCACTATTCAATATTAAAGTTTTATCACCTACCTTTTTTTGGTTAGTATACCTACCACCAAAAGGTTCAACAACGAAATCATGTAATGATTTCACTAATATTCTAAATTATATTCAACTGCTATTGCCATATTTTTATTGAAGTCTTTCCAAGGTAATATTTCGTTATTTTTTTTAATAAATATACTAAATTTCTCCTTTTCTTCGACTATACAATCTATTATGTGTCCTCCATAAACCTCTTGATCTACAGAATAATGCATAGCTTCGTTTTTATAATCTTTNCCTATACTAATTTTTCTTATCAAATGCTGGCTCATCTTCAACTGGTTTTAAAATTCCTGTTTCTAAATTAACAGTAACTCTTCCGTACTTTTTCTCAAGGTCTCCTTGCATCTTCATCAGCATGCTTTGATTTTCTATCAACTTGGTCATACCCATGTTTTTTTGTACTTCTAAGCCACCTATTTGCATTTGTAAATGATTAATTTCATTTACCTTAACTTGTATAGACGTTAGCTCGTCTTTTGTGATTTTTAAATCTTTTGTCTTTTTTGCCATTTTATTAAATTTTAATTAAACTTCTTACTCTTATATTATTACGCAATTGTCACGTTTTTTACTTTTTCTTATCCTTTGGTTTTCTATTATCTATAAACCAGTCTTTGTAATAGTGTCTTTTACTTAAAATATACTCAAAATATTTATCTACTTTTTGTTTCCAATTCTTATCAACGTTAGGATTTATAACACCTGATTTAGGACTAGAAAACGTTTTATTAACCCATTCTATACTTTTATTATCATACAATCCAGTGTTAATATGATGAAAAGATCCTTTATGTACTGTTTGCCAAACGTCTATTGGTTCAATATCTTTACCTAACACAATAGCGTATAAAGCACTTTCGCTAACATGTGTTGTAAAAACTTTCTTAGCTTTAACTAAGAAGTGATACAAATCCATGTCTCTATGTAATATAGCCTCTTCTCCAAATAAATCCTGTAACTCACCGATAAACTGATGTTTAGTTATAGGGTGTGGTTTAAACCATATGTTATTTTTATACTTTTTAGATATTGAAATCATTTTATTTAAACAAGCTATTTCTTTTAACTTGTTAGAACCAGGTAAAACAACTAAATAATCTTTATGAGGATATTTTTTTATATCTACTTTTCTTCTATCTTGATACTTGTTAGCTTGTTTGTCTTTGATATTTTTATTTAAATATCCAGCCCAATCTTGAACATCAATATCTTTGTCATCATAAGCATCGGTTATTTGCTCTGTTCTAAACTTAAGATTTAAAGGTTGCATTACAAAGCTTGTTCCATATGATGTATAACCCATTGTTTTAAAGTATGGCATTTCTTCTGCCATAACATCATAGCTAGTTTCTAAACCAGCTTCATTTGCTTTTCTAATCACATAACCTTCTACCGCTTCTAGGTCATCTAAGTTTGTGTTTTTCTTTAATGGTCCTATTCTTCCTTCTAGAACCTTTTTATTAAACATTTCCATTATATTAAATTTAAGTTATTTCTATATATATAGTTACACAATCTTACTAATTTCTAAGCACATGTACTAGCGCTACTAACATCTCCATTACTATTCATAATTCTAATATAGTTACCATCAGCTATATCACCAATTCTATAATACCCTGCTGCTAACACATTACCACTACCATCTTTACATCTATCCCCAACAGTCGGAAGTGATCCAGAACCATTGTGATTATACGTTTGACCCATCAAAGGTGTACCACAAACTTGAATAAAGTTCAAAGTTATTGAAGAAGCAAAGTAATTAGTTCTATTTAAAAAACTTCTAACAGTAGACATATCTTTACGTGTTGTACTATACCTAGACGTCAACGTGGTTGTTGTTGTATTCCAAGCTGTGGTTGTACTTTGACTAGTGTTAAATGTAGTAGTTGTACTCTTACTTGTGTTATACGTCGTGGTTGTACTTTTAGTAGTATTATATGTCGTTGTAGTACTTCTAGATGTTGCTGTAGAAAAAACAGTAGTTGTAGTAGTACTAGTTGACCAGGTCGTAGTAAAAGTTGTACTAGTACTATGACTTGTTGCATACGTAGTAGTAGTTGTTGTTGACTGCGACGTGTTAAATGTTGTAGTAGTTGACTGCGATGTATTAAATGTTGTTGTAGTAGTTTTTGTAGTATTAAACGTAGTCGTTGTATTTGTTGTATGACTAGTGCTAAACGTAGTTGTAGTAGCCTTACTTGTATTATATGTCGTAGTTGTGTCGCGCGCAGTACTATACGTTGTAGTAGTATCATGAGATGTACTGTGACTTGTCTGCCACGTAGTTGTTGTGGTTTGAGAAGTATTAAACGTAGTCGTTGTGCTCTTACTAGTATTATATGTGGTAGTTGTGTTTGTAACTTGTGACGTATTAAATGTTGTAGTAGTACTATGACTCGTGTTGTACGTCGTCGTAGTATTATGCGCTGTGTTAAACGTTGTTGTAGTACTGTGCTCAGTGCTATGACTAGTTTGAAACGTTGTTGACGTAGTATGGCTAGTAGCTGTACTATGACTTGTTGCATACGTTGTATTGTATGTTGTAGTTGTGGATTTTGATGTATTCCAAGTGGTAGTCGTATCATGACTAGTACTACGATATGTATTAGAACTTGTTGCATACGTTGTATTATACGTGGTAGTCGTATTATGACTCGTTGAACGACTAGTTGCATAATAAGTAGTAGTACTTTTACTTGTACTATTACTTGTGTTATATGTTGTCGTAGTACTATGGCTAGTAGAAGTAGCATGAGCAGTGTTATATGTCGTAGTAGTACTGTGACTAGTAGAGTGATAAGTATTATAAGATGTATTATAAGTCGTTGTATACGCTGTAGTGGTACTATGAGAAGTAGCATACGTTGTAGTTGTACTATGACTAGTACTATTTGAATAAGTAGTTGATCGGCTAGTATTCCAAGTCGTTGTAGTATTAGTTGTTTTACTAGTATTGTATGTAGTAGTTGTTATTACGTAGATTCAGGAATAGTAGTATTATAATACGTTGTAAAACCAGTATTTACAAAAGTTTCTCGGGACGTTGTCCAGTATGTATACCATGATGTTGTAGTATTAGGCATTTTTTCCTCCGTTTTTAATTAATACATTGTTTACAAAATAATTGTCGTCAGAATTTAATTTAACGACAGTATATATTTTTTCAGAACTATCAAAGTCTATACTTGTTATTTCAATTTCAGTATTATCAACTTTATATAGTTTATCACCAACAACTAATTCGTTAGTAAATTGATTTATCCATGATCCGTTTCTTTTTACAATCATTGGTTGATTTCCAGTAGCTATCAATAAACCATTGTTTATATTATAAACACCCATACATTTTACAGCTTGCGATCTTCCAACAATTTTAGTAACTAAGCTTGGGTTTGATGGATCAACACAAGTTAATACATCATTATGATCTGTTATTTGAATTATGTTTTTTGCTTCAGAAGAAGATATATGAACACTTGATGATTCTTCAATACCATATGATGAGCTTTTTTTGTTTAACGTTTTTAATGGTATAAAATAATTTGTTCTATTGTAATAAGTGTTTTCAGGAACTGTTAGATTAGTAACCTCTGTAAACGTTACATTATCCCAATAAAACTTCATAAATTCACTTGATGTTCCACCACTAAAATTCCACCAACTTACTTTACAATTATCTTTAGCTTTTCTTTCGCAAAACCCTGCAAATTTTGGATGCAAATCACCATCAACATAAGTGTCCATTAATATAGCGTCATATTTTGCTGGTTCAGTTATTTGATCATACCAATTACCTTCAACAACAATAACACTTGGTTTATCAGCAGCCCATTCTTTTAATTTAACTATAACCTGTGGGTGACACTCTACTATTGTATGTGAAGCTGGATTTCTAGCTTGAACAGCTGTAGATAATATACCCATACCAAAACCACATTCTAAAACATGATCTCCTTCAGATACAGCAACTTCCGCCATTTTAGACATAATAGGTTGTTCCCAAGACATCATTACTTCTCTAACATCATTCATCTCTGGGCAAAACCAAGTTATTTTGTCATCTGCAAATGTTAATGTTGCGTTTAAATATGAATCTCTAAATCTATGTGCCATAATTATTTAATTTTACATACAACCTCTAAAACAGTCACCA